CACCAAGCATGAAGTTTCCTGGAGCAGCGTACTTTGTAACTTCGATAAACTCTGGGTTTGAACGAATGTCACGTGACTGCTTAGGATTGATGAACATTACATAAGTCTCACCTAAGCGAGGAATGTTCTTTGAAGCAAGTGTCAAAGCAGCGTCCTTAACAGACCCTGTTGTCAACTTGTGGTTTGCTGAAACAGCAGCAAGGTTTGCTGCCTTTGAGCCTTCGTCGTAGTTTGTGAACGCTCCACCTGTGATGCCTGAGCGGTCGTAACCGAATACTGCAGAAGTTGCAGCACCGAGTGTGTTACGTGCCTGTACATCTAGGTATTGCGCCATGTGACGACCTAGTAGACGTGAGGCTGAAGCCATTACGTCATCAAATGAAGCATTTAGCAGTAGTTCAGAAACTGCTACTGCGTAGCCGTGTTCTGCAACTGTAATTGCAATCTGTTCTGCTGTTAGAGCGTTTGTTGTAAGACGTACACCTTCTGTAAGTGGTGTTGGGTCTACAGCAAAGTTCTTGTAGCGGAGGAAGTTAATACGAAGACCAGGAGCAACTCCTAGTTCAGTCTTCTTTACTGCAAACTGCTCGAAGCGAAGAATAGGCATCGCTTGGAACAGGATTTCTTTTGACCAGATGGTCTGAATGGCTGTTGAGAGAGCGGTGTTAGTACCTGAATAAGCCGTAGGTGCTGCTGCCAACTCTGATGAGCCAGTAATTGCTGATGCCATTTTGGAATCAGTCCTTTCCTGTTAGATGGATAGATGTTTGGTGTTACCCGAACAGTCCCTTACCGCGGTTGCTTGATGCTTCGCCAAGTAGTTTGGCTCTGTGCTTCGCATAGTCCGACAATGACATGTCCCGAATTGCATCGGGTGAGTACGAACGTTGGTCCGAATCTGTGTCCAGAGGTCCTGATGCAGGAGACGTAATACGTGTTCCTGCCATTTCCCTACGTGCACTGGTCATAGCCTGTGCAGCAGAGTCGAGAATTCGAGCAGATTTGTCTTTCAAACTTGCGATGCTCTGCTCTACTTCATCGCGTGTCTCTCCCTCAATCAAATCTATGAGTTCAGGAATGATGTTCTCACGCTCTGCCTCAAGTCTTTGTTGACGGAACTGCATTAATTCTTGGAACTGACGTTCTTGGTCTAGAAGTGCGAACGCTCTTTCTCTTTCAAGGCGTTCTGCTTCAAGTTGAGATTGAAACTCTTGCTCTTTCTTTGTAAGAAGAGCACGAATATCCATATCTTCTTCTAACTTCTTTTGTGCTTCAGTAGCAGTAGCCTGACGACTACGCTCTTCTTCTGCTGCACGCTCATCGCGCTCCTTCTTCAAGGTATTCAGTTCGTCTTTCAACTTTTCAAGTTGTGGATACAGTTTTGCTTTCTCTTGTTCACGAGCACGAACAATGTCGTCTTGTGAAAAGTTAAAAGTTTTATCCATATCCTGCATTTCCGAACTGTTTTCCACGAGAGACGGGACAACAGATTCCGCTACTACTGGGTCAACTGTTTCTATATTTTCCATGGGTTCACATTCTCTTTTCTTTATCGTTTTCCAAATGTAGATTTCTCTACGTAGCCGTTTGCATTACCTGCCAATTTCACACTATTAGTTGATAGTTGTCAGGCTAAATCAAGTTTTTAATTTGATTTACTTACTCTCTGTCTACCGCTCTTCTTTGAGGAAGTTTGGTTCCGTAGGCTTCTGTTACGAGTTTCTCTCGTAGAGCAGCCTCTGTCTGGGAGCCTATTTCAGCAGTTTCCTGTGTAACAGGGTCTTTAAGGTTTTCAGGCGTTGGAGGCCCATCAACCTTATCTCCCATAATGTCTCCATCAGCCAACTGCGTTGGTTGGAGCGGAATAGCAGAGTCGCCTCCAGGACCAGGCATCATGCCTGTCATATCCTGAATTTCTTTTTGAATTTGAACCTTAATAAGTTGTAACGCTCCATCAGAGATTGCATCAGAGCGTAGTTCAGAACGAATCTCTGCCAACTTCTCTTCTGGGAATTCTTCACCAAGAGTACGAAGTGCACCTTCTTTAGACTCAAGGCCCATGCCAAGTTTAGTCTGAAGTTCGTTAAGAATAATCAATTTATCTAGTGGAAGAGGTTGTGGGAACTGTACGTGGTTTTGATAAGTAAGCGAGTCATTTGGGTCAAGTTTAACCATTTGACCTTCTTTAATCGGGCCATCTTCGTCAGGGTTATACATTAAAGTTTCAGGTTCTTTTAGAGAAAGAGTTAAAATTACAAGTTCGTTAATTGCTTCAATTCCAGCACCATATTGAGAAGTCTTTTGAGTCCAACGATTCATTAAAGGCTGGTACTGAATAGAAAGTGCTACACCAGAAGTATTAGAAATAGGCTGTACTTGACCAAGAGCAGTTTCTGGAATGTTCATCATTTCGTGCATTGAACGCTTTAAAAGTTCTAGGTACTTTAATGCACCATCAATACCTGCTGCTCCGCCTTCAAGGTTAAATACTTGAGCATCTTTTGGAAGACCGCCCCAAACTTTCTTTGGTCCCTTTTCAAGATTAGAAGCCTTTGCACCGACAATAACTGTTACTGGTGCTGAGTGATAGTTAATGATGTCGGCTACATCTGTAGAAATTTCATTGTAAGAACGATTGATAGTAATGATGTCATGACAATCAGAAAGCCCCCAAGGAGAACCAGCAACTGGAATATTTGGGATATGCACTACGGGAATTAAACCCAGTGGATTTGGTCGTGAGTCAATTAACTCATCATTGATGTATTCTTCAATAACGTCGTCAGTTAAAATTTCAGTGTATGTAAATACTTGACGAGTTCCTTCTAAAGAAGTCCCCCAAAAACGGTACTTCTGCTTAAACCGTAGTAAACGGTTTCTATCATGTGGGTGAAACTCTGGAAAAGCAAACGCAGAGTTCATAGGAAGAATACGAACACGACCTGGATGAACTCGACCAATTGCATCTGTCCATGGTTCTTCGTAAGCAACCTTTACAAAACAATCGCCAGTAATTCCACCTGTTTGTGCCATTTCAAATAGCACTCGCTGTTTGTCGTTGTCTACTTCCCAAACTCTTTGTAGGCGGTCTGGAATAATTGCTTCTGTTGCTTTAGGCGAACGGAAGTGAATGCCTTTACCAAAAGTAAAACGTGCTAAAAAGTCATTGAATGCTCTGTAATAGTTTACTGCAATTTGCATTTCGCCTTGTTCACGGCGGTATCCGTAATGATGACCAAGATACATTGCCCAGTTAAGAGAGTATCTATTTAATCGTGGACCATGTACTTCAAACTCTTCGTCAGCAAGTTCCACTAAACCGAGTGGAGAAATAGAGATGGTTAAGTCCGAGGACGCAGCCCTATAACTCGGTGGTGAAAAATCTACGAAACTCATTTATCGCCCTTTTTCTTGTCAGGTAATCTTACTGTAGAAGCACCTCTTTGTTTCTTTTCAAACTGCTTTTTTTGCAAAATTTGTCGCTTGTACACAGGGTCTGATGTATCAAGAAACTTACCACCAGATTGTTCATAATGTTCATGAACCCAGTGACTTGCAGCAGGATTTGGGTAGGTTGAAAACTTTGCCTTTGCTTGAGCAATAAGCATTTGCCACAACTTCTCGTTTGCAGGTTTCTGTGCCACCGTGTTCCTCTTGTAAAACCTTAAGCCCCCTAGGGGTTTCCTAGGGGGTCAAAAGCCAAACTTTAATTAATCGTTTACAACTGTTGGGGAGACACGCTGTGTGCGTCCGCCAGTACGTGCAACTACTTCAACTGTTTGCTCTGCATAGTCTGTAAATGAACCATGTGAGAACTCAGCCAAGAATGTTGGTGCTTCAGTCCAAGCAGCAGAGCCAACGTGGGCACGTGCTTGCATTGTTTCTGCAGCAGTCTTTGTATGAACTGGTGCATTACGATTTGGACGACCTGGTGCTGCAGCGTAGCCACTTGAAATTCCTGTCTGGAAATCATTTGGTACGTCTGTGTCTGTTGCAATACCTTCTTCGAAACGAAGTGGACCGCGACGAGTAGCGTTACCCGCAGCCTTCATCTCGTAGGTGTGTGGTGCTTTCTCAGGGAACTGAGGATTTGGTGCTAGTGTCATGATGACTCCTAAACTCTAGAGTTAATTTCGGAACGGCCTATTCCAAAGATGAGTGTGGCGTATTTTTTGCAGTTCGTAATGTCAAACTAGGAATTAATTCCCACCAAAAAAGGGACTGGCAGAAAGGACCACTTCTGGCATCACGAGGTCTTTAGTCAAAGAACAGGCTATAGACAAGGAGTCTACATAGTCGTCATGGGCATAAGACTCGTCAGGGGCAGCAACTAAAAAGTTGGGTCCCTTAAACTTAACTTCGGCATCGGTCATCTGTTGGTAGAACCTCTTCCAGGTTCTTAATCTGCGAGTACGAGAATTTGCTGGAAAACCTAGCATTCTGCGTTGAATTAGTGCCTGTAAATGTTTCCATCGTTGAGACTGTTCGGTTGGGCTAGAAGTAATAGGAGCAACTTCTGCTCTTGGAATCAAAACTTTAAGACGCTGTGCAACAGCATCTCCTACACCGTTTGCATCAACACCAATAGCAAGTACATCATAATTAGACAAGAAGTTAACTATCTGGAAATACTGTTCTTCCCAGTCATCACCTTGTAACTCCAGCCAATTTAAAATGCGATGTTCAAAGTACCCAAACTCATCTGGTCTATCCCAGTCAACCCACACCACAGTAACCACGGTTGAGTCCAGTTTACGGGCAGGGTCAATACCTACAACTACGGGAGTCTTGTGCCAGTTCTTTACTATCTCCTGCGAAACATCTCCTAGTTCTTCCATTACAGAAGAAGTTACAAACATTCCTCGCTCAAGAAGCCACTTGCA